GCATTACGCCATTCTCTTGTGCTTGGTAGCTGATCCTTTTTACAAATTACTAATCTTGGTTTATTAGCTTTGTCATAATTTCTCCACACTCTTTGTGGTATGTCTTTCATAATTAAATATTCTATTGCTTGTTCTTCTGTCATTGCATCTACTGGTTTTGTGTTATGGAGTAAATATCCTCTTGTGTGCTTCTTAAAATCTGGCTTTGCTTCATCTTCTGCTAACAGCCAGTATACTTCTACTGGTGGCAGTATACCGCCTTGTAATGCACAAGCAAGCCAGTTGGGATCTGGCACAGTTATTTTAGCAGGTTTATTAGGCTCTTCAGGATCTTCCCACACAATACGATAGTCTGACTGTTTGCCTTCTAAGTTTTCTTTTGCCCAACACAATCTATCCCATAAATGTGTGCCTTGAAACTTTGGTGTTTTTATTGTCATGCTAAATCTCCCATAACCATGGAATTGTTTTCATTGGTATCTTCTAATGAGTTTATACCTGCTGCAAAAACTCTTAAACCAAATACACTTGTAGTCTTTGTTGTATTTAAATCATCAACTGTCATATTTGATCTATAATCACTTGAGCCATCTCCAGTTTGACCAGATATTCCAACTAAAGAATAAAAAGCATTAGAAAAACTATTTGTTGCGGTAATGCTATGTGCACCTGTCGCAACATCAGTAACGGAAGAAGCATTAAAGCTATCGTTTATAACTGTGCTTGTGTACATATCTACATTTGCCCAAAGTTTAGAACTTCCATTAAAAATGTAACTCGTATCAATAGATTTCTCTGTGCCAGTATTTTTGGAATCAGATGTTGTTAATGTATCAAATGCTATTGTTCCGTTTGCCATTATGCTAGGTCTCCGTGATGCTCAAAATTTGCTAAATCATGGTCTGATTTTGTTAGTCCACCAGTTGTGTTACTAGAATAACCATAAAATATATTTAAAGAAGATGTTGTGATATATGATGTGCCTGCTATATAAGCAATTAAATATCTCGCACCTGTTTCTTGTGGTTGATGTTGTGTTGAGTAAGTTTGATTTGCCATATTATTTGTATATGCAAATGTAAAATCTCCTGCTCCATTGTCTGTTAAACCACTTACATTAAGAGAATCAGACACAGCAGAAACAGTTACAGATGCCCAAACTTTAGCCAACCCTTGTTGTAAGTTCGTTGTGGTAGAACCACCCTCTCCTGTAACAACAATGCTACCTGCTGAAGTTGTACCTGTTAAGGTGTTTGTCTTTAAGGTACTCATGCTAGGTCTCCAAATGCTGCTGTATAAAGTTCATCCACATCTAAATAACTTGAATTAAATGTTGCACCAAATCTACAAAAACCCGTTTCTACTTGGTCAATAGCAGAATATCTATTTAAATTACCTTCACCACCAGTTGTCTCATTAACAGACTCTTGAAGACTATAATTTAGATTTGCAAAATCGTTTGTATAATCAAATCTATATGTGCCAGTTGCAATATCTGTTGCTGATGATGTATTGAAACTATCTCTTATGGCTATAGTTCCAGTACCATCTAGGTTACCCCAATGTTTACATAAACTCTGAACAGTATTTTGTGTAACACTTGTGCCACCATCAGATTCATACACAGATGTATTTTTAATCCTTATGTCTGTTCCTAGTGAACCACCAGTCTTTCTTATCGTATCTACAAATATTTCACTCACGATGTTACCAACCTTCCACCACTTTCAACTGTGAGAGTTACACCTGATGCAACTGTTAGTGGACCTGTCACTTGTGCGTTCTCTGTGGCAAGTATTGTTGTATTAGATGTTAAACTTTGTGCATTGGTTCTGAAAATACCACCAGATTTAAAATTACCTTTGTTTTCATCTGCTGGTGTAATTGTTCCAAAGGTTCTGCCAAAGAACATAACAAAAATATTATTACCAGAGTTATTACTTGGTGCGGCTGTAAATGTTAAAGTTGTTCCATCTGGCACTGTATATGCTCCAGTTGGTTCTTGAACCACACCATCTACAGATACAACAATATCTTGTTCTGAACTTACAGTTTGATTTAATGTGAAAGTTGTTGTGCTGCCATCGCCACTAAACTCTTGTCTTGTTGGTAAGCTCTCAAAAGCTGGTGATATTTTGTTACCAATAAAAGGCATAATTTATTCCTATTCACTAATTGTGTCTACAACTGACACCCATACATCAGCAGAGCTTGCTGTATTACTCTTAACCTTTAAAGCATCTCCGCTTTCCATGACAATCTTAGCACCGCCATCAAGAACTTGTAGACTTGATCCAGCAGGTATTGGAGCGTCTTTTACAATATGTATATCATTACCACCACTAGTTATATACACTTCAACTGTTATTTGTGAGGTTAAAACATTGGCTACTGTTATGCCAACTAAAGCATCATCTGAGTTTGCTGTCCTGAGTGTAACTGCACTAGTGCCAACTGCGTTTGCTACATTTCGTTCAAAGTCTTGTGCCATTCTTTACTCCTATAACGCTATAGCCATTGCTACGGCAAAACCTTTTGATGCACTACCAGAGGTTATTCCTAAATTAGCTGGTGTAATCTTTTTCATTGTACCACCATCATCTACTAAAACAAAGTCTGCATCACTACTTGATGTTGTGGTTGTTGGTGTATCTGAGTTACCTGTTGTTAATACTGTTCCAGTGGCATCTGGTAATGTGATTGTTTTTGATGATGATGGGGTTGTAATTGCAAGTGATAAATTAACATCAGAGCCACCAGCATTCTGCCAAGTTAAAGGTTGACCCTGTCTTATTTGAACAGCACTACTTGTAATGTCAAACACATCTGTTATAGTTCCAGCTTTTGAAACCATACATCGTATTCTTCCATCTTCAGTTCCATCACTAACATCATCTGTTAATAATTTTATATTTGCATACTCTACAACTTGACTTGCATCATTTTCAGCCTTATAGACTATACTTCCCTCTGTGCCAAAATCAGCAACATCACTAGGGTCATCTGATATTAAATTTAAAACTGGACCACTATCTGCTGTAGATGTAATTGTTGCATTACCAGTAATTGTTGCACCATCAGATGTGGTTTTAATTTTTTCTGTTCCATAATGATTTAATTGAACTTCTCCAGTTGACCCATCACAATTAATATAAATAGCTGTACCACCACTACCATCATCAGTTCTAATTTGAATATCTCTGTCATTTGCATCATTTGTTATTTGAGTATCGCCAGTAGAGTTTATCATTTGAAAAGCACTACCAGTATGAGTTATGTAACCATCACTATCAGTGCCAAATTTTAACAAATCTAAATCAGGAAACAAAACATTACCGTCAGAATTAGCTGTTACTGCTTTACTTGCTTGTACTGTTCCAAGTGTTGTTACATCAACATAGTTAAGTTCTGTAGTTGTTGCAGTTACACCATCTAGTTTGTTTATTTCTGTTGCAGTAGATGTTACAGCTACATCTTCGTTTATCTTTGGAGATGTTAATGTTTTGTTTGTTAGTGTATCTGTAGTGGCTCTACCCACAATAACATCTGTGGTGGCAGGCAAGGTTAATGTTGTATTACCTGCAAAGTCAGAGTGGGCAGGTGCTTTTAGTGCAGCATAATGAGCATTAGAAGCCTCACAATACATTCTTAATTCTGATTGTGCACCAGTGTTTTTAAGCTCAATAACGCCACCCTCTACTGTAAGGTCATCTCCTACAGATAAATCTGCACCTAATGTTGCATTACCACTTCCATCCAAAAACACAGCCTTAGACGCAGGCAATGTACAAAATATAGTTTTAGTTCCCGCACTAAAGTTTACTGCATTATCACTATTAGAACTGCTAATAACTGTGGTTCTAGCTATAGTGCTAGAGTCACTACTTAATGTGCCTAAACCGACTTCAAACTCTGCCGTGCCTGGTAATGTTACTGCATAGTATGTTGTGTTAGAATTACCAACTCCAGTGCCAAAAGTTTCAAAACCAGTTACTGCACCAGCTAAAGTAAGTGTACCAGTGCCAGTTGTAGTGGTAGTTTCTTTTACTCTATCGTTTAATACTAATGCCATTATTTAAGCTCTATCGTTAAGTTGTTTGCATT